TATCTAACCACTTGTCACCTAATGCAGGATCTGCAGGTGCAGTAAGACTAACTGTTGCTCCAGCAGTACTAGTCCAGTCCCAACTTGCATCAGGTGCATGATCATCCATACTTGCATCTTGAAGCATCAACAGGCCGCTTTCATCTGTGGGTAACACGTACATATTATTTGTATCATACCCGCTTAGAGGAGCATCTAGTTCTGCTTGAGCTACTATCTGTTCGTTGATCTCTATATTTTTATTATAGGTACTGATCAAATCACGTAGTGTAGAACCTGTAGTATTTCCTTGACTGTCGGTTTGTATTTGATCAAGAATCTCAGAGTATTCTTGACTGTCAACAAGTGGTACACATTTAACACGAAGCAGGTGTGGATACCAAGTTTGACTAAATCCATTGCTGGCACGAGTTACGTCTTGCACAACATAAAATCTCTTTAGTGCTATGCTAGAATCATCTAGTGCATATTCATCTTTTAAGTGCGGTAATTCTAATACATCACCTGCCATAATTTTACGACCTAATGTTTCCACAGCATTGCGTAAGTGGAAGTGCATAAAGATGTTGTCGTTGTTTAAGAAGATACCAAACTGACTTAGGTTAAAATCTAAGTCCTGCATTTGATATATGCCGCGCATTACATAAATGTTGGGGTCATAATGACGATCACGGTTTTCCATTAGGATTACGTCTTGTATGCCTAGTTCTGGAATAGGATTTGATTGTGTAGGAACGCCTGGTGTAGCTTCACCGTCTAGAGGATTAACAGGACCCATGTACCTATGTACAAAAATGTCGACACCCCCAACTTGAAATTGTTCTTCAATTTGTCGGTCTAAAAAGCGGAAATCGTTGCCCTTTTCGGGACGGTACAGGGATAGTCTTGGCATAGTCGTGTATTTATAGCTAAATATTTGTATGAGCACATTTGACGCAACCCGCCAACCCGTAATTGACTACATCAAGGCCATGCTTGGCGATGGTATGATTGATGTTGAATTAGACCCTATACACTATAATACCGCTATTGACCGTGCGTTTTCTAAGTATCGTCAAAAGAGTTCAAATGCTGTAGAAGAAAGTTTTGCATTTTTAAACTTAGAACAAGATGTAAACGAGTATACTCTAAGCAAAGAAGTAATTGAAGTTCGTCAGTGTTTCCGCAGAAGCATTGGTTCTAGAACAGGTGGTGGGGATACAGGTAGTTTATTTGAGCCGTTTAACCTTGCGTATTCTAATACGTATTTGCTAAGTTCTAGCCAAATGGGCGGACTTGCAACTTATTATATGTTTGCCAGCTATCAAAAGATGGTGGGTAAAATGTTTGGTAGTGACATTAACTTTTCCTGGAATGCCGCTACTAAGAAACTGACAATCATGCAACGCCCTAGAGGTGAAGAAAGCGTACTTCTTTGGTTGTACAATACTAAACCTGATTTTGCCCTATTAGATGACCCGTATGCTGGCATTTGGTTAAAAGACTATGCTCTTGCACAATGTAAAGTCATCCTAGGCGAAGCACGTTCTAAATTCGCACAAATTGCTAGCCCACAAGGTGGTACACAATTAAACGGCGATGCTCTTAAAGCAGAAGGTAAAGAAGCTCTTGATAAAATGGAGCTTGAACTTGCAACCTACAGCACTGGTGAAAAACCCATGTGGTTTGTAGTTGGATAATAATCAAAACTCTTGACTTTGTAATCAAACTTACATAAAATATAGTATCACCTGGGGGATAGTATGATTATTGGGTTTGTAGGTCTAATTGGTTCGGGCAAAGATACTGCCGCGGACTATCTGGTTAACTTTCACGGATTTCGCCGTGATTCATTTGCTAATACATTAAAAGATGCGGTGTCGGCTGTTTTTGGTTGGGACCGCGTTTTGCTGGAAGGGCGTACAAAAGAAGCTCGCGAATGGCGAGAGCAAGTAGATCCTTGGTGGGCAGAGCGATTGAATATGCCGCACCTAACTCCAAGATGGATTTTACAATGGTGGGGCACTGAAGTTTGCCGTAGTGGTTTTCACGATGATATATGGATTGCAAGTTTAGAAAATAAAATGCGTAAAACGGGTGATAACATTGTTATTAGTGATGTGCGTTTTCCCAACGAAATTAAAGCAATTCACAATGCAGGTGGATTTGTTGTTCGTATTAAACGTGGTGAAGAACCTGAATGGTTTGAATCTGCTGCCAGCGCAAACCGCGGTCCTGATGGCAATATAACCTGGGCAACTAGCCGACGTAAACTAGAAGTCCTTAAAATTCATGCTAGTGAAACTGCATGGGTTGGTGGTGATATTGATTTTCTTGTTACTAACGATTCTACTATAGATGACTTGTATAATCAAATCCAACAGTTGATTAAAAATCCGGAACAAGATCTCCCCGTTTCCAGGGTAGCTTGAGTTTGTGGAGTATGCGCTGGCAGTTGGCGCATACACTTTTTAAATTATTGTACTGGCAATTTACAGGATTGCCGTCTACATAATACACGTTAAACTGCTCAGGATGCTGACCTGTGAAACCACAGCGATCACACTTCATTTTCTTTTTATAACCAGACCTTTCCCATAAAGGCCTACCTATGCCACGACCACTAGCACAATGGTCACATTGAGACCTATAGAAAGTTTTGCCTTCTTTATGATAATTAATAGCAACAGGCCTTTCATTACAGCTTTTGCATAGAGGTCTCATAGTGCGCCCTTTTTGTTCCCTTTTCATAGGTATTTAACCGGGTAAAATATACAGTTATCACTAAATAGTTATTGACAAAACCATTATTGGGAGAGCATTAAATGGCCACATTACAATCACCAGGCGTATCAGTTTCAATTATTAACGAGAGCTTCTACACACCAGCGGCTCCAGGAACTGTACCATTAATTTTCGTTGCTTCTGCTAGCGATAAGACAAACCCATCGGGAGCTACCGCACCAGGAACAACAGCCGCAAATGCAGGCAAAGTTTATCTAGTTACAAGCCAAAGAGATCTTACAGATACTTTTGGTACCCCACTTTTCTATACAGATGCTTCTGGCAATCCTATACACGGTGGCGAATTAAACGAATACGGATTACAAGCCGCTTACAGCTTACTAGGTGTAAGTTCAGCCGCTTATATTACTCGTGCTCCGATCGACTTATCACAGTTAGCCGCAGGTTCAAGCACACCAGCTGGTGCAGTTGCTGACGGCACATACTGGGCAGATACAGCCGATTCAAAATACGGTATTTTTGAATGGAACCAAACAAAGGGTGCATTTACAAGCAAGACTCCGTTAGTTATTGATGACAGCAATGCTTCAGTAGCATATGATGATATTAATTCTACTCCTAAGAGTAGCTTTGGTTTAATTGGTCAATACTGTGTAGTATTAAACCAAGTTGCCGCAAGCGAAGTACACGCTTTCTATAAAAACTCCGATGCTAAATGGGTTGAAGTAGGTAGCCGCGGTGAAACAAATTTTGCTAGTGATTCATTAGACAACAGATTTATAAGCACAGTATGGTCAACTAGCTTCCCAACAGCAACAGGTACAGCTAAACCAACTACTGTTACAGTTGGTACAGGTACAACATTTACATTAAATGGTGTAACAGTTGGGATTGCTGACAGTGACTCAATTAACACTATTGCACAAAAGATCAACAACAAATTCCATACAGTTGACGGTGGTGGTGGCATTGGTGCTAAAAATCTTAACGGTGCATTGGCTATCTATGTTGATGCGGCAAAGCAAAGTTCTGTAACTATTGCAGGTTCAACAGATATGTTGACTCAGTTAGGATTTAGTGCTCAATCATATACAGTTCCAACAGTATTTGTTGGTCCTCATACACAATATCCAGACTTTAGCACAAAAGCTTCAGGTAGCATATATTTAAAAACAACAAGTCCAAACGAAGGTGCGGCTTGGGTTGTTAAACAATGGTCTGCAACAGCCGGTGCATGGAACACAGTTAAGTCTCCAGTGTACTCTAGCGTAGCAGCCGCAACATACACATTTGATAAAACAGGTGGCGGTGCTAACATTCCAGTTGGTACAGTATTTGTTGAAAGCAATTATGACCACGGTGATAATAGTTCTACATCAACTGCTATTATTGCAAACTACAAATTATATCGTAGAGCCGCAGTAAGCCCAACTGCTATTACTAGTGCGGCAAAGGCTCCAACTACTGCTCTTATTTCTACAAGTACATTCCAAATTGAAACTACAGAACCAGGCGTTGCTGGGTATTCAAGCACAGCAACTATTACTGTTGGCTTAGGTGGCAATGGCTTAGACAAATTAGCATTAGGTATTAACAATGCAGGTATTGCTAACATCAGTGCTACGTTAAATGAAATAATTGCAGAAGAATCTTATTCGTTAACAATCACACATGCCACTGGTGGTGAAATTCGCTTTAAAGACCTTAACAACATATTAGGTACATTTGGATTTACTGCTGGCACAACAGCTAATTTCTACGAGTTAGATTCTACAGTTGAACCAACAGGCGCAACACACAAAGCAAGTAACTGGAAGCCACTAGCATTTGTAGCTTCTACTACACTTCCAACAACAACTCCAGCAAATGGCCAGTTATGGTACAGCTCGATTGTTGACCAAGTCGATATTATGGTACACGACGGAAGTGATTGGGTAGGTTATAGAAATAAATTCCCAGCTACTGATGTTGCTGGCCCAATCGTAAGTGCTAGCAAGCCAACAACACAAAGCGATGGTACTACAGCCTTAGCCAATGGTGATATTTGGATCAGTCTAGCTGGCGGCGTAGAAATGTACGGTCAAGAAATTTATGTCTATGACGGCAATGCTCTAGCTTGGGTATTACAGGACGTATCAGATCAAACAAGTCCAAATGGTATCTTGTTTGCCGATGCTCGTTGGGCCGCAAGTGGTTCAGCTACTGCTGCCGAGACTATTTCAAACTTGCTATTGTCTGACTATGTAGATCCAGATGCTCCAGATCCAGCAGAATACCCACGTGGTATGCGTTTGTTTAATCTACGCCGTTCTGGATTTAACATTAAGAAATACGTTAAAAATCACATCAACATTAATGCCAACGAAGGTAAAAACTTACGTTATGGTAATGAAGATATGGCTGATTACAATCCAAATCGTTGGGTTTCAGTAAGTCCTAACAATGCAAACGGATCAGGTACATTTGGTCGTCATGCACAACGTTCATTTGTTGTAGCGGCTTTCAAAGCACTTATCGATGGTAATCAAGCTGTACGTGATACAGATACACTAACATTCAACCTAATTGCAACTCCTGGATATCCAGAAGCAATTCAAAACATGGTTGCGTTAAACGTAGATCGTGGCTTAACAGCGTTTGTTGTTGGCGACACAGCAATGCGTCTAGAGCCAACAGGAACAGCGTTACAAGCATACGGTCTAAACAGCAACGGTGCATTTGACAACGGTGATGACGGTCTTGTATCATACAATGAATATATGGCCGCGTTCTATCCAAGTGGTTATACAAACGACTTAGCAGGCAACTACATTGTTGTTCCGCCAAGCCACATGATGCTACGTACAATCGCAGTAAGCGATCAGAAGAGCTATCCGTGGTTTGCTCCAGCAGGTATCCGTCGTGGTGTTGTTGACAACGCTACTTCAGTAGGTTACTTGAAAGATGGCGAATTCCGTTCAACAGCGTTGCCACAAAGCATTCGTGATGTAATGGCTAAGGTTAAAATTAACCCAATTGCAACTATCACAGGTGCTGGTATTATTAACTTTGGTCAATATACTCGTGCTAATGCGGCAAGTGCATTAGATCGCATTAACGTAGCTCGTTTAGTTGCTTACTTACGTAGACAACTTGATGTTCTTGCTCGTCCGTTCTTGTTTGAACCAAATGACAAGATCACACGTAACGAAATCAAGAATTCAGTACAGAAATTGTTACTTGAGTTAGTTGGTCAAAGAGCATTGTATGACTTTATCGTAGTTTGCGATGAGTCTAACAACACTCCAAGCAGAATTGATCGTAGCGAACTATGGGTAGACGTTGCAATCGAGCCAGTTAAAGCCGTAGAGTTCATCTACATTCCAGTGCGTTTAGTTAACACTGGCGCAATCAAAGCTGGCACATTCACACTAGCTTAATTGAGTAAATAAAAGGAATAAGGAGAATAAAATGGCAGTAGCAAGTTTAAGCAAATTAACAGTACCGTTACCAGCAGGCCAGAGCGCAAGCAATCAAGGCTTGCTAATGCCTAAGTTGAAGTACCGCTTTAGAGTTCAATTACAGAACTTTGGAGTTACAAGTCCTACAACTGAAATCACCAAGCAGGTAATGAACGTAACTCGTCCAGAGGTTACATTCGAGAATATGACATTAGATGTGTACAACAGCCGTATCAAATACGCTGGCAAGCACACTTGGTCAGACTTGACATTGACTGTACGTGATGATGTATCCGGCGCTGTTAGCAAGTTAGTTGGCGAGCAAGTTCAGAAGCAATTTGACTTCTTTGAACAAGCTAGTGCGGCTTCTGGTATTGATTACAAGTTCACAACTGTAATTGAAATCCTAGATGGCGGCAACGGTGCATTTGAAGCAACAGTATTAGAAGCCTTTGAATTAGAAGGTTGCTACTTACAGAAAGTTACATACCAAGGTGGAGATTACACGTCAAGCGATCCTTTAGATATCGCAATGACAATCACCTTTGATAATGCAATTCAAACTAATGCTTCTGGTAACCCAGTTGGTATTGGTCAGAATGTTGGCCGTGCTATCAATACACTAGCAACAGGCTAATACGCATAGCGGTTAGACTAAGAAGACCCAGTTTATTCTGGGTCTTTTTTTACGGCTAAATATTATCATGCCATCACTAGGTTCCTATTTACAGCCAGTCCTTAATCCTGGCTACCAACTCAAAGATTATTCTCACGCCAGCCGACTGTATGCTGACGATGTGTTTGCCCTTGCGCCTAAAGCAGGATGGCTTTACTACGTTGTATTTGATATTGATCCTAGTGCAATTACTGATGAAAAATGGGCAAATCAACAACGTATTTCTGAAGTAGGTATGTTAGTTAAGTCGTGCGACTTGCCTAAGTTTACTATTCAAACAGAAACTATGAACCAGTATAACAGAAAAACTGTTGTACAAAAACAAATAACTTATAATCCTTGTAATATAACAATGCATGACGATCAATCAAACGTTGTTCATAACATGTGGTTAAACTATTATAGATATTATTATGCAGATTCAACTTGGGGCGGCACTGGTCCTATTGGCACAGCTAGAGACAACACCCCGGGAGCATATCAAAGTAACAAATATTTGCCCTCTAATGATTTGTTTAATCCGGTCAACTATGGCCTGAACTCAAAATTAACAGTGGCACCATTTTTTAGATCAATTACAATTTATCAACTTAATAGAAAAATCTTTACAAGTTATAAATTAGTTAATCCATTAATTACTCAATGGGAACATGATAAACTTGATCAGACAGCTGGCAATAGACTAGCGGAAAGTAAAATGGGTGTTGCATATGAAGCAGTATTCTACGGAGTAGGTCAAGTTAAAAAAGATACTCCTACAGGATTTGCTATGTTTCACTATGATACAAGTCCAAGTCCATTAAGTATTGCAGGTGGTGGCAATAATAGTATATTTGGGCCAGGCGGAGTTATTCCAGGTGCGTTAGAAGTGTTCGGTGATGTTACAGGAATGATGAATCCAGACTCACAGGTATCACCTCTAGGTGTTTTAGGTACAGTTATTAAAGGTGCAAACCTTGTTAAAAATATTAAAGGCGTTACTAAAGAAAGTTTACGTGCTGAAGGTTATAAGATTATTAATAGTACCTTGCAAAAAGTTGCTCGTGGTGGATTAAATGGTCTAGGTGTTAATTTAAATTTAAACAAAGGCAACAATTATGCCACAGCCGGCCAGTTCTTAGGAACTCCAGTAGCTGTTGTATCAGCGGCGGCAATTGGTCAAGAATTTGGTGGGGGAACTGTTACACAAACAGGTTCTGCTTCAGGTGGGACGCCACCGGCATCTGCTGGGGCTGCGGCAGCATCTTTGGCAAAAGGCCTTTCGTTAGATAAAGCAAAATCTGCTCTTGATGGTGTAAAATTTAATAAGCCTGTTGCAGAAGATGCATCCCCAGACGGTGAAACTCCAGCACAAGGAACATACTTTAATGCTCCTGAACCATTAATTGATACTGATCCATTTGAACGCCCAGAGATTGACGAAAATAGTGCCGAGGAAGATATCCAAGCCGCACTTGATGATTTAAATTCTTCATGGGCGACCGATAACGAATTTGTTTCTGGACAAACCCCAGACTCTAACGAAATTACTGACAAGTTAAACAACGCCGCTAGTTACGAAGAGTATGTTGCTATTAAACAAAATGCAGACGACGTGTTTACAAAAACTAAAGAAGTGCAAGCAACAGTTGATGCTAAGTATTCAAACGAACATCAAAGATTGACTACAATATTACAATTTGTCAAAGGCGACACCAGTGGCAGCGGATCGGTACAGTCATTTGACGATAATGAACCTACTTCACCTAGTTCAGAAAGTACAGCAGTACCACCAGACTTTGAATTTTAATTATGACATATTACAATAACATCCCTAAGCCAAAATCAAATCCCGATTCTGCTAATGCAACCTTACAAGTGTTTGATACATATTCTGTTGCTCCTCTTAATGTCGACGCAACAACATATGATGCAATGCTTGGATTTTTTACACAACGAGGTTTTGGTGAAGACTCTGCTAGAAGTATGAGTTATGTTATTATCAAGCAGGCAATCCTAGATAGTATCAATCCTTTTAAATTAATCGAAACTTTGAAAGGACTAACAAACGTTGAGATAAGTGATGTAATTACCGAAGTATTAAATTACAATCGATACAAGACTAGTAGTCTTGGAACAGCTAGTCCGTTTACTCCTTCTGAAGAAGTTTCTAGGAATATTATTGCATGAGTTTAAAATTTGCTCAGGGAACTTTTAAATTAAAGAACCCAGAGAAGTATATAGGGTTAGGAAATCCTCGATATCGTAGTAGCTGGGAATTTGCTGTAATGAAAATGCTAGACGAAAATGCAGGCATAATTCAGTGGGCAAGCGAGTCGATTAAGATTCCTTATAGAGATCCGTTAACTGGAAAGCATACTGTTTACGTTCCAGATTTTTTAGTAATGTATATGGACAAGACTCAAAAGAAACATGCAGAACTATGGGAAGTAAAACCACGTAGTCAAACAGTATTAGAAGCTGTTGGTAAAAACAAGTACAATCAAGCGCACTATATTAAAAATATGGCTAAATGGCAAGTTGCTAGGCAATGGGCTAAAAAGCAAGGGCTAGCATTTCGTATCCTAACCGAAGATGATATTTTCCATATGGGCGGCAAAAGACGTTAAATAAACGTATGACTAAGAAACTAGAAGAATTGTTAAATTTGCCAACATCGGAAGAGGCTGAAATTATAGCTCCTAAACCAGCTAAAGAGACTCCGCCAGCAGTAATTAACTTACAAGATCGTTTAGAAGAATTTGATAAAATAAGTTCTGCTTTACCTAAAGTAGAAGGTTTAGGCAATATGAGCGATACAGAGTTAGATAATTTAGCTAGTAAAGCTGAAACAGCGTTTGATGATCTAATGGATTTGGGCATGAATGTCGAAGCTAAGTATGGTAGTCGCATGTTTGAAGTAGCGGGTAATATGTTAAAAACCGCAGTAGATGCAAAATCTGCTAAAATTGATAAGAAATTAAAGATGGTTGAGCTTCAACTTAAGAAGCTAGCTATAGATAAAAAGAGTGCAGGAGAAAGCGAAGATCCTGTAGAAGGCAAAGGATACATTGTTACAGACCGCAATAGTCTCCTGGAAAAACTTAAAAATGTTAATAAATAATACATCGGGAAACTAATATGAAGTCATTCAAAGAACACTTAGTAGAAAGCAAAAGAACTTACGATTTTAAGGTTAAGATTGCTGGCGGTTTTGCCCCAGAGCAAGAAGCTATCATGAAAACTTTACTAGACAAGTATAAAGTCGTTGAGTTTAAAAAGACAGGAAAAACTCCAGTGCAATCATTGCCACTAGATTTTCCAAAACTTACAAATACCGAAGTTAGCATCTATGAAGTAACTTTAGATTATCCAGTTGCATCGCACGAACTTGCAAACTATTTAGGCACAGGTTTAAAAATTACTGAACAAAGCATTGTTGTTCGTAAGCCAGGCGAACCATCAGAACAATATCAAGAACCACAAGAAAAGCGTGAAGGCGCACTATTAAACGATCCTGATTACAAAGAAGCAGGATCACCAAAGTTTGAAGATTATTATGGCGACAAGTATAACGCTAGTCTTATAAAGACATTAAACGACGACCTCAAAGCTCAACATAAGGCACGTGGTCAAGTTATCCCGCAAGGCGATGACGGAAAGACTACTAATGATGTAGCACAAAATAACCAGAGCCCAGTTGGGTCAAAATAAGGAAAAACAACCATGCAAATGATTGACGTACTAAAAAGATTAGCTGAGCTAGATGCCGATAATCCAAATGTAGACACGGTCGCAATGACTAACGAACAGAGCCTAGCTACTGTTACTAACATTGAAGGCAAACAAATTAACGAAAACGTTAATGAATGTGGCCCAATGGGAATGATGGGTGGAATGAATACACCTGCTAGCTTTAGCATTAATGCTAGTGCCGGTAGTGGCGACGAAGTTGCTAGTATGCTTACACAAATTATGAACCTAGCAGGTGTTAAGCCAGTTGGCGGAATGGGCGATGTAGATCATGACGGCGACCACGATATGGGCGATCATGAAATTGAACTCGGTGCTCCGCACTCAGTG